CACCACACCTCGCCAGTTCGCATACATACTTGCTCATCCCCGCATCTGAAAATTGAACCTGGCAGGCCTTGTAGGACGATATGGAACCGACTGTAGTATGGCTCATTATCGTAATGCACACGCAAATCTGGCCCGATATCAGTATGCGGATAAATGCACTTGCCTGGCGCCATTCTGGAGATCATACATCGACCAAGGCGTTCACCTTGGACTGATGCCATCAACGCAGATATAAGGGCTCTTGCTTGTGGCAACTGTTTCATCGCGGGGTAGTTTATCGACTCCCGACGGTCGAAAAAGTTAGGGTTCCCACCAGCTTGCGCGCATTGATCGAGGTCGTTCATTCGCAGCCAAATGTCATCAATTTCGCGATGTGGGGTCTCGATTGTCTGCATCTCTTCCGAATCTGGAAGCTTGATCTCAATAGATGCCTTAGTTCTTAAAGTATTCTTATTCCATAGCTCAGGTTGCGAATTTAATGCAACCATCAGTGCCATAACATCCATGCCAGACGTTAACAAATAAAAGTTTCTCATGACCTCTCAGCCCCATTAATTTTGTAGTTGAATTGATCCGCACTCGCGGCTTGTATCTTTATAGTTTGATTCCCTTCAAGTGTAGCACCCTTGATCTTTTTAACGTCCAATACCTTACCAACACCAGCTGGTATTTTGACAACTTCAAAAAGCCTGTCTGCTCCATCATTTATATATAGGCTCACCGTTATTATTGCAGTGCTTAGGTTAGTAAGGAGCACGCTATAAATAATAATATTACGGCCTTGGCCTACAGTTAAAATTGTATTTAGTGCTGTAGTGTTATTTGTCCCGCTTCCTAGATTTTTGTCAATTGTGGACATGATTACACCAAGTATAAATTAATTGAAAAACTTCCTTGAGCTGCTGTGTTATTGTTATCTGTATCCATGGTTACATATACAACATCAGTTGCTGTAAGTTTAATGTCGCCGTCTTCTTTAATGTCTGTCGATGTCGATGTGTCCAAAATATAACGCCTCAATCTCGTCGTTACTTCTGACGCCCTGTTATAGCTCCGAATGCTGAATTGAACAATAGGACTAAATCCTATAATTTTATTTGTAGACACCCGAAAAGACTTCATGATCGGGGTTGTAGCTATTGGGCAGTGGTACACAAGTTGTTGAGATACCGAATCCGTGGCAGGGATAAAAGCTTGAGTATTGCCGCCGCTTGAAAATGTTATATTGTTCACATTCCAGTTCGAAGTTCCGGCATCTGAAACAGTTACCTTGTTTATCCCCAATCCTGAAAACGATGTGGTATCGGACCCGGTGTTACCCAAAGTATGTGCTGCTGTTTGAAGCACAAAAGATGAATCTAAATACTCAACCTGCAGAACTTTTGCACCGGCCGCCCCACCTGCCGAGCCATCAGTTGCCGCGTTATAAGTTATAGTAAAGGTAGCTGCGGCAGTCATAATAACTAAGTTGCTATTATCAGCCCACAAGGTCTGCTCACCTGATGCCGCTAAAGTGGTGTCTCGGTAACCAAACTGGTTTACAAAACTAACACCTCCACGAACGCCCCTAATTATCTCGTCTTGGGGCACTGTTGGGCGTGTTGGGACGGCGTTCGAGTCCAGTTGTAGTGGCTGATTTAAGGCTACTTCAGACCCTGCGATTGTATCATAGTACGTGTACAGTCGAAAATATGATTGCGCCGATGCGCCATTGACAAATCGCACACGAAAGTACCTGGACGACTTTAACGCAGACCTCACCACTCGGTCACCAGTAGCCAACTTAAACCCACTCTGAGGGTCAGTCGACCAATTTGAACCGTTTACACTGTATTCGAAGTACAAAGTGCCCTGCACATCACTGGTGCAGTCCACGGTTACATAAGGTAAGTGACTCTGCTCTCCGGTACCAGTGAATGACGCTCCGCCCACCAAGGTGGCCGTAGTCGTGTTTACGCTGGATGCGTACCCAACACTGCTTGGGATGTAATTCACACCAGAACCTAAACCTGCCATGTTAGCCTCCCCGGACCCACTGGTTCAGCTCTATGGAGTACCGGTAGCTTATAACGGTTTGATCTATAACCAGTCGATCAGTTCCCGCACCATCAGTCACTGCCACGTAGTCTGACTTAAGTCCAGTGTTTTTGTGAATTATCACTTGTTCTTTATCCTCTGGGTATGGGTTTAAAATGATGGTGCACTGGGCTGTCACATTTATGAAGCTATTGGTGTGTGTTGTAAAATTTGATGTTGTGGTCACATCTATGTAATCTTGAACACTATCCTCAGACCGCGCGATAGCAATCCCCTGGCTTAGTAAATCATCTAAAAGTGATGAGTTTTCACCTGAGAATTCCAACGTCCTGTAAATTTTTAGAATTACATCCATTCCATATTTAGATAACTTCCCGTCTTGGTCAACGAACGGGCTTCTCGAATTTGGGTTTATGTCCTTTCCCACTTAATGTACCTCGGCAAAAGCATCTAACAAAAAGAATGGAACAGGGTCTGTGACGTATATCTCTATCGTTCTTGCCCTTGATGCGCCACAACTTCTTGTTATCGCCTTTGTGATATAGTTACCGGCACTACCAAGTGGTAAATGTTTTTCAGACCTCCATGTCCTTCCGTAATCATACGACCATCTGATAACGACCTTTGGGTCAGACCCTTGCCCTGTTAGAACTTTTGTGGTTCCAAAGTCGAATATCAACTTAATCATCTTCCAATGTGTAATACTGTCATCAGATGAAAAGCAGTTACTTCTTCGAAGCCTTCTGAGCGGTTGATCGCCATCAGAATAAAATTCTCGAGACATCTGGTAAATTTTACCGTCCAAAGCCCCGATTAAATGTTTCCCATAGCACTCAATGTAACATGTGGCGTGATGCGTGGCGTAATTCCAGTGTTTATTCTGATGCCACTCTTTAGTTGCTACATTAAAGACGAGTGTTACGTGACCAGGTACTGTGAGTTGGTAGAACTTATGGCCGTGCTCAACATAGACCAAACCGTAGGTCTCATCCAACGCCTCGTGATACCCACCCATCCTAAGTTCTGCCAATTGCGCGTCAACAGAATCTGAGCTTATTCTGATCGGTTGATAACCCTCAAGCCGATACACAGCCAAATCATCACCCAAAAAGAACAGCGTGTTATCTTCCTTGGCGACACTAAACCGCGCGCGCAAACCTCTCTCTACAATGCCAGCTGTATTCTGACCAAATGCAAAGTCAACGTCACCGGAGTCAAACCACGGTTCTATGGTGTGCTCACCGAACAAAATCAACTCACCGTGGTCTTCCCAAATGGCGATCAAATTATCCGGTGATTTGACTGCACTGGCAAAATCTAACGCATTGAACGAGTCAGAGTCTTTGACTTCAGAGGCGTACCACCGCTCACCGTCTGACGAAAACACAATATAGGTGTCGAGATAAGTGATCGTATAAGCATTTGCGGGGAGTGTTATAGTTGAGAACGCAGTGGTTGATGTGTTGTAGTAGTACCCAGTGGTTGAACCGTTTACGATAATAACCGAGATGCCATCAGTCGTTATGGACACGCGCCCAGACCCACCTACGTAACCCAAATCTGTTTTAACGCCTGTTGATGAGATAAGACTTAGGTATGAACCAACTACAAAATACGCAACCCCGTTAAGTTCTACCGCACCCCGAACCTCGCCTGTCGTTTCTGAAAATACCACAGAACCCATAGACGAGACCATAGCGACGTTATTTCGACCGCGCGGTGATGGGATGACGTAACAATTCTCAGACACTTGGTCGTTGATCGCTACGGATAACCCTTTCTCCTGGGATCCGAATAAATTCAAACGGGCCATCAGTAGTAAGACTCAGGCGATAAATACAAGGATCCGTGCTCTGCATCACCGTGTTCCGCGTCTGCTAAGTACTCAGCCGCTTGGACTCTGAGCATCTGAAGTTCTTCACCGCGAACCTCGTACTTTGGGCACAACCGAACCGCTAGGTTATAAACCAAAGCCTCTAGCCACTCAACGGGGAAATAAGGCTCATTGGACGCCGCGTCGAAGTCTTCGATGTACTGTTGGACTGAGAACTTTAACGAATAGCCACTTATAGGACTTGGCCAAACATACAACCGGCCATTACCGAGTTGCGGATCATAATAAACGGCAATCGGTTCTGACGTACTGGTCTTGTTTGGTTGGTTCATGTATTCGGAACGCGAGTATATACGAACTGGGGTTTCTTCAGACCCCGATGAGACTTTTCGCACGTCCCTTACTTCAAGTGGCCGTTCAGAAACAAGGTCGGTTGCCGTTGGCCCGATTGAGTATGACGCCTGGGCTGCGACAAGTGGCAACGTGACTTCATTCCAACACCAGGCTTTTAGACCTCGCCTTGAGAATGCTTTAACCATTCGATTTAATGCGCGGCGTGCATACGCTTGTTGTTCAGCCGTCGGCGTCTCATCGTCTTCTAAACCGCCACAGAGGCTTAAAGCATCCTTAATTATGGTCTCTTCGGTTTGGTTAAAATTATTTGACCCGGACACTGCCATTTAAGCCTCACAAATCGTCTGCTGTTACATCGCCGTAGTTCAATTCTATTTCGTTGACTGGCCTCGCGTCCTGCACGCTACGCTCAGTCGGTGGGGGTCGCTGAAGATCAAGTGGGTGTCGTGCCTCTGCGAACTCCCGCTTAACGATGGCCCCGTCCCATTCTCGTACACAATGTGACCGAAGGGCTTTTTGTCCACTCCGGTCACACTGGACGTAATGATCTCCAAGTATGTAATCGCTAGGCATTACGATTTCGCCACTTGCAGGATAATACTGTACGAATCACCTGCGGACGCACCAACTGTACTGAACAAGATGTTGCCTGTCTTACCAGCTCCGGCGTTATTTTGGATGCCACCAAACTCATCAAACAGTAAAGTATCAGAAACGTCAGAGGGGAGGACAGCTGCGAGTACATCTGTCGTAGCATCAAAAAACACATTAACTGCCATACCGGCGGTCATAAACCAAATCCGCTCAATTTTAAGGTCAGTTGGTGAACCCGTTAAGGCTGACACGTCCGCTTTTAAAACGGAGGACTCTCCAGTTCCATCAGACACGTTCGTGAACTTAAGAACAGCGTGTCGACTACCGTCAAATAAAATTTGAGTTGTCACCGTGTCAGCCATTTTTAACGCTCCTTACTTGCGAAGACGTAGTCCACGCTCATTGTACGGATAACTGCATCGCCGTTTTGAATACCGAACGAAATCGTCAACTCCTCGTCGTCTGGAAGGTTCGTAACAGGTAGCGAACCAAGTCGAACATCGTTCACATAGTATCCAACTTCATTAACTCCGTTATAGTAGAAGCCGACTGTCATGTACGTGTTGGATACAACTGTATAGACCGCAATCGCGGATGATTGCACGTTGCTTTTCTCAACATAAAAGTCAAGAAACGCATCATTATCATCCTTCATAAAGTACACGCCATGTGTAACATCCAACGGAGTTGAGTCCGTGATTTGTAAACCCATTACAAAATCAGATTGAGTTGCATCACTAATTTTAAACCGGGCTTTAAACCATAGTTGTTTACCCGCTTCAAACTTAAAGGACTCACCGATCTTATTCAAGAACATTGAGTCGTTATCGGCATCATCATTTGTGATCAACAGAATGCCACCGTCGGCGTTACCTGCGGCACTCGTGATGGCGCGCGATGCCGTTCCCGCTCCTAATTCGACTGTGTTTGTATTCCAGTCGGACGCAGTGAATGTGTTGAAATCTTCAAAGAATGTCGTGAACTTGGTCGGGTCAGGTTGACCCATAGCACCGAGGGTTGAGCTGCTTCGTGCGTTGGTTACACCATTTTGGAATCGAGTTGTTGCCATTTTAATCACCTACGTTTTCGAGTTGAAAACGCTCCTATATCTCAAGGAGCGTAGGGTTAGTTTAAGCTCCGGGCGAGCCGTAAATTCCGCGCGGGTCAGTATTACCGTATGACTCACGAAACATACACTTAAACTTGACGTTACTTGTGTCAAAATCATTTTCAGACACCGGTGCAGAGATGCGCTCACGCACAATGCGCTTCATACCATCCATGCAGTCTGTTTTAATAAACCAGGCATCAGAATCCGTTAAATAGTGATTTACTGCGAAATCCAGTGAACCTTCAGATCGTACCGCGTTGATGTCGTTATTGGCCGAACCACTTTCAAGCGTCGACTTTAACAGCCGCGCCGCGTCAAATCGTAAAGCAGTAGGCACAATCAGCTTGGTACCTTTCACTGCAATCCGCAATCCACGGTCGTTGGTGAAGTTGTCGATATCTATCAAAGCTTGCTCAAGAGCTGCTGCACTAAGGTCAGCCGCAGTTGTCAGCTTATTGGCCAAGTTACCACCGGAGACCTTGGGATGTAGCAATGAACATAACTCCACACCGTCGGCATACACATAAGAACTGTTGAACGCACGGTTCAGAATATTCGCAGCGATGGTTTCCTGCGTCTGACGTGCCGAGAAACCCAAGTACTTAGCTTGCTTAAAGCCGAGATCGTACTGCTTATCGTCTAGCATTTCTTTTGTGAAAATGATGCCGAGCGCATAAGTTAAATGCGTGTAGCGCTGAATGTAGCCTTGTCTGATGGAGTCATAGCTTATTCCTGCGCCTTGTGCTTTAACTGGCATTAAACCAGTTCCAACTAACTGCACATCCTCTTCATATGGTTTTGTTGAGGTTTCCTCATCGAAGGTATCACTCAACTCAAGTTTTAATTCTCCGTAACCCATCCCCCAAAACTTATTAACGCCAACTTGGAGGGCCTTGGCGATATTACCAGTATTGACAGCCATATTAGATTCCCCTTACACGCCGGTGACGGATTTAAGTTCATGTTCGTTGATCAAGACCAACAGTTTCGAGTTCGTACCAACCTCATTATCTGGCCGTTGTGAATGACCTAAAATTCGAAGCTGGGCAGTTGCAGTTCCTACTGACGAGGACTGAAGCTGCATACCCGAACGACCTACAACCGAGTTTGGGGTACCAACAACAATATCGGCATTGTTGCCAACCGCTGTCACAGCGATTGCACCATCTTCTTGGATTTCGAACACAATGTCAGGTGCATCGGCAACTAAAACATAACGTTCTGTTGAAGCGGCACGGAAGTTTAAGTCGTCATCGGTACGCGGTTCAATACCAACGACAACACCACGGATAGTGTCACCTGCAGCAGCGCGCGTTACGTCTGGAACACCTAACGCGTCGGCAGAACCGGCACTTTTAACGGCGTCACCAATGTGTATGGCTGTACCGTCTGACGCGGGTACGTAGTAACGGTTGGACGCGTCATTGTAAGGGCTCCCATCCAGGTGTTTCACTGGTCGAAGCCCAGCTGGGGCATTAACATTTGGCATAATTTGTCACCTATTCAGCTTGTATTCTTGGGCGATTAGATTTTATTTGGATCCCATCACCGTAGAGGTTGTCTTGATTTGGAAGTCGACCAGATTCGTCGTTTAATAACCCAGCCTCCTTCTCTTTGATGTTTTGTTGTTTCGCAGCTTGGTCTTCTTGATAGTACTCGTTTGGAATCTCCATCAAAATTGCCTGCGTTCCGCCGCCTACCGGCTTGCCTGAATTGCTACCAAGCCTTGACGCCTGGCCAACATTCTCGTCACCCGCTTGGGATCCGTCATTCACGATTCTATAACCTGCATCTAAAAATGTCTGTACGCGTCCTAGCTCATCGTTCACAAAACGCCGTGTGAACCCTGGATTCTCAACCGCGCTTAAAATATTCCGACGACCGACTGGTGTTCTTCGGTTTACGTTTCGATTCGGTCTGTTTTCAACTTTGGACATTATTTAACCCCTTCTATTTGCTTCATAAATTCGTCTGGCGTCATAACCCCTTTAAGGGAATGCCAAACTTGTTTTTGCTCTGGTGTAAGGCTACTTATACCTGCTTTTTCCGGTCGGGCTTCTTTTGCGCCAGACATTACAACACTTGGTTTGTCTTTATTTGGGTTCTTAAACTTGTGTGAGTACGCACTTTTAACTTCTTGCTCTGCTTTTTCAAGAGCTTCAGAAAGTGGTAGACCTTTATTTGTAAACTGCTGAACTTTAAACACTGCGAAATCTGTCATCTCCTGGTCTTTCTCAAACCAAGTGGTGTTACGTTCCGCAAAATCTTTTATAGGCTTCGGAATCTCAACGCCCTTATCATCTTGTTTAAGGTTGGTGTCGACGTCGCTATCATGTTCTTGTTCGTCAAATACAGATTTGGTCTCTTTCGCCTTCTGAAGTTCCTGCTCAACCTCATCAAAAGCTTCTGTGTCACCGTACTTTACGGCTTCTTTACGTTTACTTTCTAACTCTGCAATAATTTTATCGCGCGTTGTGGTTTCTAAAGACTGATTGTGCTTAACTAAAGCGTCTAATTTTTTATTAAGACTTTTTATAGTCTTATGTTGACCATTAATCTTTTCGAACAGCTCTGTTCTACGATTAAATTCGTTAAAATCAACCCAGGCATCATCATCTCCTTGCCATTCATCCTTAGGTCTCCAACCTTTTGCTCTAGCATCTTTCTCAAGTGTGGACACACTTGGAACTTGGTCTTTTGGCTCTGACTTTATATCCGGTTCGAGTTCAGGCGTGACTAAAACCTCATCATTTTCCACCGGTTTAATCCCATCGATCGCGGAATCTATCTCTGAGTAAATTTCCGACAGTTGTTGCTCGATTGTTGTGTCACTCATCTTATTAATCCTCTTGGATCACGGCTGTAATATCTTCGTCATTCATAATACGATGCGCAACGCCTTGAATCTCAACAAGGCAACCCCCGAATTTAGCAAACATGACTCGATCACCTGACTTTGCCCACGGTGTACCATCTGAAAAGTCTTTCCAAGCCTGAGGGCCAACCTCAATTATAGTCCCAGTTACCTGAGCTTCTTCAACTCGGTTTTTGTTCTGGTGGTTCAAGATAATGCCACCTTTTGACACTTCATCTACCGGATCAGGCTTAACTAACACCCGATGTCCCGCTGGGATTACTTTATCAATAGCCATTTTTTACGATCTCCTTGGTGTCTTCAACCAAATCTTCCGCGATGGTTTCAAGGTCTGTGGCCTGACCCAACCCATCGATGAACGCGCGCAATGTGATCGACTTAATCGCGTAATCCTCAAGTGAGTCTTTAGATGAACCTGGGTCTTGGTTCAACATTTTGTGAATTGTTGAATCGACGGCATCTTTCAAATACTCAACGTATGCTTTTGTTACAGGATTCGCGACCCATTGATCCCAGTCTTCACGTGCTACGCTCATTTTTATGTGCCTCCTACAGGCGGTTGGTTGACTTGTGTCGTCTGAGCCATATCGCTCAAAAACTGCTGGTATATACTCAGTTGAGTACCAGCTTCTTTAGATTCTGCTTCAGCGATGTTTTTTATCGCTTTGCTCATATATTCGAAGGTTTTTATGCCAAATTCGCGTTCTTTAAGTGTAAGTTCACGCTCTTTTAATTGTATCTCATGTTCTTTCACTTGTACATCAGCCATTTTCTTCTCAGCGTCATGTATCATCTCCTGAACTTTTGGAGGTACACCATTTGGGTCACGTTCTGGTAAAATCTGTGCAATCTGGTCTTTTGGAATCTTCATAGCCTCAAGCCAGATCTCAATAACTGGCCTTGGGTCGACACCAGGCAGACCGATACCACCCTTTAAAGCCTCGGCTTTGGCCAACCGTTGCATATCTGACGACATATTCGGGTCAGCCACAGGCCTCACATCAAGTGACCCAGCCTCGAAGTCCATTCGGCCGATAGACCTTTGCTCATCCAACACCTCATAGTACTCATCCTCGTCCAAATACTCATAGTTGAGGTCGTACAACTGTTTAAATTCCTTCTTCATGGATCGATATATGCGTTTATAGATCGCATTAAACGTCTTCATACCTTGTTCGATAAGCGCTAACACTGTTGTGGCAGGTACGTTATTGCCAGGTGTGTCACCTGCAAGGACGTCTTTCACAGAACTTAAGTCTTTTGTTAAATCTAACATCATCCCAAGCAAATTAAAAAGAGTTGATGACGGCTCACGCGTCGGTAATGGGAACACTCCATCACGCAACTCCATCGCTGACGCCGTGGTGCGCTTCCACTCGCCAAGCTCAAACCGCTCACGACCAGACTTAATCTTAACCTCCTTCGACAAATACCCGGCCTGCATGTTGTTCAACGATCCAGAGTCAGCCAATTGGTTCACAAGTGTGTTGGCGACGCGTGTCAGAGGCTCTAACATCTGACCGAACCCCATCCCGTAATATGAACCATCTAATGATGGTATAAAAATGTAGTCTGTGAAGGTTGATTTGGGGGTGATCGACATCACTTCGTCCTTGCTATTGTATACGACACCGTCGTCATCATATCTGGCAACGATTCTAACGACTTTGTTAGATTCGCGCTCTAGCGTTACGATGTACGGCTCTTCGTAACCATCTTCGTCGATATCCAACCAACAGTGCTGCTCCAAAAAGCAAAAATAATCTTCTGCAGTTAACGAATCACTACTGTCTGACGTCTCACCCCCCGCCCGAGTTGTCAAATCGACATTCAACCAAACCCCGGCCCTTATATTACTAACAACTGTGTTCTTTGTGACACTTTCAATAATGTGTGTAACGCGCCGCGCAGATTCTATACTTGACGCCTCTTGGTTGATGCACACCTTTACCGCCGTACACAGTTCGGATTTGGTTCGTTTCTCTGCCGTACAATAATAACGTTTGCGAAAGACGTGCCCAACGACTGGCAACATGTGAAGTAACTTATCTGTATCCGGCTCCCACTCAACTTCTTTGTCGATCAATTGCCAAGACATATAATTG